GGATATAATAGATTTGTTTGTTGCTCTATCTCCTCTTATTATTTTAAATCCAGCTATTTCAGATTTTTGACTATCTGTTAAATTAGAATTGGCAATTAGATAATTTATTTGTTGAACATCAACTCTAACTCCTATAGGAAATACAGAATCATTTCCCATCACCATTGATCCAGGACCTGTAAATAATTTTGATTCAACAATAGGACTTACAAGAACATCTGGAAATTTATGATGTCTAATAGGTTGGTCTGCAAGGTCTCCCCAAAGATCTATATTACAAGGATAAACATCTTCTGATTCCCAATATGCAAACTCCCCATATTGATATGGAGTGGCATTTCCAATTGGATCACCTACTGCATTTCCTGTTACAGAAGCTGTATTATATATCTTCCAATAAGGAGCAGAGGTTCCATCTCCTATAAAATCTTCATTAGTATTAGGAACATCTGGATATGCTTCATTAGGACCTTTTATTCTACCAGGAATGTGGAAACCATCTGTTTGTTTTCCATTCTTTAATAGGAACACAATCTCAAATGCATACACCTCATCACGTAAATATCCACGTAGGTTTGTAGCATTAAGTTCATCAGAATAGTTTTCATTAGCAGGAAGTCTATATGTTTCCCAATTCAATGTTATTTGAGAAGCTATATTTTGATAATTGATTCTATCTATAGATGTAATATTGTTCCATACAAGTATATCTTCTACAGCTGTTAAGTCTTGTGCTATTTCATAGTAAGGATATTTTTGAAATATATCAAATACAGTTAATCTTGTTTGTGTATCATTTTGACCTGTGTATATAATATTTTTATTTACTTCATCAATAAAATATGTTCCTACTAACTCAACAGAAGGAACATTGTTTACTGTTTTTATAACAGCAAGATTGAAATACTGAAACTGTCCTGTAGCATCTAAGTTATTAATATTAACAACAATGGATTTACCCACTTCATAATTAAAATTAGGAGTGGTGATAGTTGTATCAGCAATTGGTGTTGGGTTAGTAACTGAATAATAAGAAGTGTATTCGTTACCTGATGCATCAGCATATTGTATAGCAAACTGATAAGTACCTGCAGTAAGGTTTCCACCATTTCTAACATCAGTTATTTTTAATTCAGGAATGTTGAAATTAGGTTGTAGTTTTAATTGGTTACAATCAAGTTGATCAGTAAATGAAGGATCACAAAGATCAGATAGTGGTTGTAATATATAAGGAATATTATTTATGTCTAAATATCTTCTTGGGTTTAATCCATCTGTCCAATATAATTCTGTTGTACAATTTGTAATCTTGTGCACTGCTTTTCTGATTGGATATTGTATATTGAATGCAAGACAAGAAGCATTAACTAATATTCTATAAACACAATCGTTATTGTCCATATATCCTATTTGAGACTCATTTGTTTCAGGATTAACAATAAAAAATATATGTTTAGTTTGCTCAACTATAAAATGTTTTCCAATAAGAATAAAACCACTAGGAAAAACTACGCATGATTCATTACCTGGTTCATTTTGATAATTAATTGCAGAAGCATCAAAGTTCTCAACAGATGCATTTAATGCATATGTTAATTGACCTTTAGATACTTGATTAACAGTGTTATCTAAATTTAAACCTGTTGAAGCAACATTATATTCTAATTTAATGTTTCCTTCTTGTGTATTATCTTGAGATGTATTATCTGCCATGATTAATTATTTCTTCTTCTTCCATAACGATTTGTTCTATTAGGAAGTTCGTACATATTGAATCTATTAAGATCGTTTTTGATTCTTCTTTGTTTCTCCCAAGGAGATTGTTTCTTCATTTCAATCTCAGCCATGATGTATGCTTCTTCATAAGCTTGTTTGTGATAAACTAACTTCTGTTGTAATTGATTGAATGTTTCATCATTAGTTTGATTAGTAAGCATCTCAAACACTTTGAACTTAATGAATGCTTCTACGTATTCTCTAATACGATAGTTATCAGGAATCAATTGATTTCCTATATCATCATATTCAGTAACATAGAATAACAAATGAACAACACCATTTCTGAAGTTGGTAACAAACTTATTATCTCTTATATCAAATGAATCATAACTAGCAGAACCAGGAGTGAATTGATGAATAGGAGGAGCTTGAGCATACATTTCCCAATTGTTTGTATAATCTACACCACAGTTTTGTCTTGCAGATATATTCCCTGGCCTTAGCAAATATTCATGAGTAAATTGTCTAGCTGTACTATTATTTGTTTTATAAACAGCTTGTACCAAATTTGGCATACATTCTGGACATCCTGTTGTACATTCTGTATTAGTACAAGGAACACCATTAGATATTACAGGACTTATTTGTATTGTTGTAGCACTGGCCGCTTGAGAATAGAATGAGTTAGCATCTTGATATGGAAAACCATTCACTGCTGTACACATCCAAGCTTCTCTTACAGCATAGAAGTTATCAGGAAGTCTAGCTTGAAAGTCTTCTATATATAAGATCTCTTCACTTATAACAAATGTGGTTCTTCCTAACTTCTTTAGAGCTTTGTCTAAGTAAGTAGGAAATAAAAGATCATCCACTGCACCAGTATCAAAGTAAGATTTTAATTCTTCTTTAACAGTTGAATAGACAGGTTCTGGAGATACGAAATTGTATTTATAGTAGTACGACATAATTTATGGTTTCCATTGATTGTAGATGTATTGATACTTGTCGTTGGTCTTTAAGTAATGTGATAGGAGTCTTGATGTTAGTCTAGAAGGTTTGAAATACCATAGGTCAGAGTTTTTAAATCTTGCTGTGTTCTTAAACCACATCCAACCAAAGAAATAACCTTCTGTGTGGTAATTGAAGTTATATATCACCTTTCCTTTCTCTTTGGTCTTTTGCCAATCTATAGGAAGATTAACAAACTCTTTACCATCTACATCATTTTTTAATTTTCTTCTTTTCTTTTTGTTGATGGAGAACTCTCCAAATCCATAAGGAAGCTTTGCTTTCTCTCCTGTTTCTAAAATGTATTCTTTAAAACATTCATTGTAAGTGTATAAAATGTTTCTCCACTCATCGTATGTTAGTTTAATAGAAGTATGTTTTTTACAGAAAAGATTATAACTATCTTTACTAGAAGATCTCCAATCAACCTTTGTTCTCATTAATTAGTTGGTTTTGAGTTTGGTGCTTGACCATCTATTCCTTCTTGACTCATATCTGTTTTAATATTGAAATAAGTAGTTAGAAGTTTTTGAGAAGTTAGTTGTAACACTTGTTGTTCTAGATACCCTGGAAGAGCAAACTCTTTATCTAATGGATTTATACATATTTCCTCTAATGTAAATTGTTTTCCACAATCACAATCTTCAGGATAAAGAATATCATTTGTTACATCTTCTTCAAAGAATGCAACAAGTCTAACTGCTTGCAATAATGGATTGTTTACGTATAGATATCCATTGGTAATCCAAAAGTATGCTTCATTTTTTATAATAGGAAGCTTTAGAAGATTTATATATCTATTAACAGATATTTCTTTTAACTTCTTTCCTTGACCACCTAATGCATTAATAGAATAAACTCCTTGTATTACATATTGGTAATTACCTTCTGATATACGTGGAAGTTTAAGTTTTGTTCTTGCAATAGTACATTCATCTACATAGTTGCAACATTCAGAGATGGGTACTTCCATCATCTCTAAACAAGGTATAGTAGTGAACAATGTGTCAGTTGCCCAAAGTTTTCTAAGATTTGTTTCTCTCTTAATGAGTAATAGAGCATTGTTTCTGATCTCAGAAGCAATAGCTCTATCTGTGATGAGACTATCTGTAGAAAGTATCTTGTGGACACTTCTAACATCACTTACTAATTTTCTTAATGTTGCCATAATTATATTCGACTTTCAAATTCAGCAATCTTACCAAGCTCAAGATCATATACTAATGCTAGAGCAGCTCTTACTGAATGTACGTAGTTATTATCTAAATGCCATCTATCTGTTCCTGAAAGACTAGGCATTTGTTGTATTCTCACTCCTTTGATTTCTTTAGCCATGTAGTGATGTTTATCTCCTGTATGCACCTCTCTGTATTTAGCATTACCAAATGATTGACTATATTGAGGATGTGTTGCAAACAATAAAGGAAGATCTTCTATCTTACAGTTACCATGATGCCAACCAATGAATGTATTACCTAATGTGATTCCCTTAACTACACTATGTTCTCTTATAAAGTCTACATCAGGTGTGTCTTTAAAAAATACATCTAATGCATGTGCTAGGTAGAAAGATTTAGTTCTATCATGGTTACCCTGTACTAAGACTACTACCACTTGATTTGCATACTGTCTCAACATATTGATTGTATCTACAAGAATAGAAAACCCTAATTCATATTCTTCTGAATAATCCATTATAGTGTCTTGTGGAGTACCATTTGTAGTTTGATGTTGATAGTTATCTGTGTGGAAGAAATCATTTGATATAGGCAATATAATAGTGTCTATATGATAATTAGATACAACTTTGTTAATCAAAGATTGAGCCACATCAAGATATCGTTTAGCTCTTGCTTCAATACTATTGTCACCATCTACAGTTCTTTTAGCTAAGTGATAATCAGATAGAGATATCTCTACATTCACCACATCTTTGAAGTTAGGTATTTTGGTAACTAGTATATTGGTTGGTTTGTAGTTTTCCAAGAATTTAGCAAAGTCTTCAGGTGAGTAATCTTTTGCTTCTTTCTTCTTAGAGAAGACTGAGGAAGTGAACTTCCCACTTGGTAACATCTTAGACCAGTAGTTTGTTATAACATACTTGTCTAGGTTTATCTTGTGTAGCTTTGCTAGTTCAAGATCATCTTTAGGATCAAAATCAGATACGATTGTACTTTCTATTGTACCCTTTTCAACATTTACTTTTCGTTCTTCTATATAGTTTTTTCCTTCTGCGTTTTGATAATTGTCCTTCTCCCTAAGCTCCTTTAAGAGCTCAGTAACTTCATATTCGCTTATTCCAAGTTTTTCAGCATAGAATTTCTTACTCTTTTTTTGTGTCAGCAATTCCTGCAGTTGAACTAATAAGCTTTGATAATCAGACATATGTACTCATATTAGTTAAAAAAATATTGTAAAGATAAATAATAGTTTTTATATATTCCAAATAATTCTAGTTAGAGCTGTAATTATTTATAACTAAATTAGTTATAAACAAAAACTTCCCAAGAAAATCTTGGGAAGAAATCACAGAAAACCAACAAACTATGATTTTTTATTAAGATTCACAACAATTCACAGCTGCTACTTCAATCGAAGCACTTTCATCACCACCAGTTAATGTAATAGAGTCTATTTGAGCACAAACATTACGAGAGGTTGGAAAGAAGGTTATTCCATCTCCTACAAAACTTTCTACTGGAGTACCTGCACAATTAATATATGAGAACTCTGTAAGACCTGTAACAGGACCAGCTGGTTCAACATAAGTCACAGTGTAACATAGACAATCTAGACTAGTGGTAGTAGTGGTCGTTGTACTACTACTAGTAGATGTACTAGTACTAGTTGAGGTAGATGTAGAAGTACTGGTAGAAGTACTAGTGCTAGTAGATGTGCTTGTAGATGTACTTGTAGAAGTGCTAGTTGAACTAGAACTTGTAGTAGTAGTTGTTGGTATTGCAGTGGTAGTTGTGGTTGTTGTTGTTGGACGTACTGTAGTAGTGGTTGTGGTTGGTCTAACCGTAGTTGTTGTGGTAGTTGGTACTGCAGTGGTAGTTGTAGTGGTAGTTGATGGAAGACAATTCCATACTGTTTGACAATCAACTGTATTATTTACAATAGATGTAAACTGATTGTATAGATTTGAATTATTTAAAATATTATTGATAATATTTTGAACCATTTCTGGACTACAGATAAATCCATCTATTGTTTCTATCACTTCTGCAAGGGTATCACAATTTGATACACCAGTACATGATAAATTAGGTCCTTGGTATACAACATCATTTGATGAAGTTCCACATCCACAAGGGGTTATGTTATTTGAACAACTCATTTTTTTATATTTTATTTTATTAGGCTATGTTTAACTAAGTATTATACAACGTTCATTTACTACTACATTATCAATAAATATTGTATCGAAAGGAACACCACAAGCATCTTGTCCTTGAATAGCAAACGTTGAATTGCCTACACAAGTTGCACTAAAAATTATAGTTTGATTTCCAACTATTTGTATTGGACCATATTCTGTTGTACCTAAAAATACTTTCACATAAACATCAGAACAAATAGGATGATTTATCCATAAATCAAATGACACATCGTATGTAGTTCCTGGTACAAGAATATTTTGATATAATTTTGCCAATTCATCTTGTCCTACATATTGAGCACTTCCTCCATGCAATGAGCTCCATTGAAAATCTCCAGGTATAGTTTGTTGCCAACCATCTAAATTAGTATCAAATGTACCATTTACAATAAGATTTGGATTATTACATATAGTTGTAGTTGTTGTTGTTGTACTTGTTGAAGTACTAGTTGATGTACTAGTACTAGTAGATGTACTGGTCGAGGTACTGGTGCTTGTTGAACTACTACTAGTTGTGGTGGTAGTTGGAACAGCTGTAGTTGTACTTGTAGTGGTTGAAGTGCTACTAGATGTACTTGTAGATGTACTAGATGTACTTGTACTAGTGCTACTAGAACTAGTAGTAGTTGTAGTTGGTCGTATTGTGGTTGTACTAGTGGTAGTAGATGTACTAGTGGAAGTACTAGTAGTAGTTGTAGTTGGTCGTACTGTAGTACTAGTAGTTGTGGTTGTTGAACAATTAATAGAATTTGTAACAGCAGTGATGCCATTTAATACTAATGATGTATTTATAATACAAGGAGTAGTAAATGTATTTCCAACAAAAGGTAACACTCCTGATGTAACACCTCCAGAACATAACTGTGCTGTCCAACTAGCATTATTAATTGTTGCTGTTAAATTATATATATAACATGCTTGAGCAACAGTTGTTGATGTAGAGGTGGTTGACGTGCTACTAGTAGATGTGCTACTACTACTAGTAGTTGTTGTAATCAAATTTAATGGTATATCAATAGAATTTGTACATGAATCTAAAGATGTCACTCTAATTATAGTTGTACCATCAGGAACAACATTAGATATATATCCAGCTATTAAATCTTGAGCAGATATGTTTGATGCAAACGCAGGTGTATAACCATTCACATTTGAATAGAGATTAAATGGTCCAGCACCTCCTCCTACTGGTATAACTAATGTTATTAATGCTATCATAATTTATTTATAAAGGAATTGTTATTGATGTTGTTGTTGTAGTGGTGGTAGAAGAACTACTATTACTAGTTGTTGTAGTAGTAGTAGTTGGTTCTGCTACAGGAACATCAATATAATTTGTACAAAATGTATTATTTGATCTCACTCTAATAGTTGTTGTAAAATCAGGGACAAGAGCTGATGGATATCCTGCTTCCAAAGACGTTTTATCAACCCCTGACTCAAAAGCTGATAGATATCCATCAAGATTTGAATAAAGGTCAAAAGGACCTGAATCAATTCCTGCTATAGTTAAGGTTATTAATACTGTCATATTATTTGGTTTATATTATTTAAACAATTTATTTTATTTTATTTAATTTAAAACTACTCTAGATGTCCCAAGAAGTGCTACTAGTGCATTATATGCTGTCTCACTTGCTATTGTTCGTTTAGGTGTTGAACCACATTTAATTGTAAAGTCACTAGAAGGGGTATTAATATATTTACTATAAATATCATTTAACAGGTTGTCTGTTTCTGTTGAGTTAAACCCTGTCCAACTACCACCAAATGCTGGTTGTATAGTTAAATCTGTGTAGTTAGAAGCCCAAGTTCTACCTGATGAAGAATAACTAAAGGTATTATTACCAAACCTTACATTAAAACTAACTATTGATGGTGGTAATAAAAATAAATCACCAGTTAAAGTGTTAGAACCCTCTATACGAATAGCACGTGATGATAATGGTAATGTTGTTATATCACCACTAACTGCACTATTACCAAGCATAAGTAAAATCTGTATGTTTGGTGGTACTGTAGATATACTACCACTTATTGTATTATCACCATCCATTTCACAAATTACAAGTGACCTTGGTAAATTTAAAACAGTTCCACTTATTTCGTTATCACCATCAATTCTTAATTGTCTTACTGAAGGTAGATCAGATGTATCACCACTTATAGTATTAAAACCTCTAATAATCACTGTTGAGCTTGTTAACATACGTGGTAAATCAGATGTATCTCCACTAACTGTATTATCACCACTCAACTGTAAATTATCAGTTAAAGTGATTGGAAATCCTGATGTATCCCCACTAATTGCATTAGCACCAAATATATTTATACTTGTTGAAAATCGTGGTAAATCAAGTGTGTCACCACTAATTGTAGTATTACCACCTATAACAATACTTATTAAAGGTCGTGGTAAATCAGATGTATCACCACTAAGATTGTTATTATTAGTATTCAAACCAGTTAAAGTCCTTGGTAAATCTACAACGTCACCAGTAATAAATAAACCATTAGTAGGAACCGCATTTAAACTCAACAACCCATCTAATTTTTTTAACTCAATTGTTGATGTCGACAATGATTGAGAATTGTGAGGATTTGTTCCTGACTCAAATAATGTTATTGTCGTTAAATCTGTTGATAAAATTTTAATTTGTCCTGTATATGGTGATGAATATGTGTGAAATATCTCAGTTGTTCCTGCTTGAAATTGTTCTATACCATCTCCCCAATTTATATAATAATAACGTGACGCTGTTATTCGAAATCCATTTGGTGTTGAGCCAGGATTAACCACAGTAGGAAAAATTCTAGTAACACCCACAGCGTTAATTATAAATTCTTCTAGTGGTCCTTCTGTAGTGGTAGTAGTTGTAGTACTACTACTTGTACTAGTAGATGTACTTGTGCTAGTGCTAGTTGATGTACTAGTTGAACTACTGGTTGTTGTAGTTGTAGGTGAAGGAAGCTGATTAGCACTTCCTGTAAATGTACAATTAATAGGTGGTGGACCACATGCAATTATTGTACTACAATTAATTGCTCCATTAACTAATGCAATGAAATTAGGAAATAAGTTTGGATTGTTTTGTATTAAATCTAATAGATATTGTGTGAAGTCTATGCTACATAAAAAATAATCTAATTGTTGAAATGCGTCTGTTACTGTCATTCCTGTAGCAACATTAGAACACACTCCATTTGGACCATCATATATTAAATCATTAGTGGTAAGACCACTATGATCACATGATGTTCCTAAGTTAGTAGGAGTTGCTGAACAATTGCATTTTTTTGATAAGAATGGCCACATAATTAATTAAGGTATATATATAATATAATAACAACCTTTTGATGGTTGAATATTAGAGTGAGCATCTCCACTACCTATAGCAGAATTAGTAACAAAAACATTTTGTCCAGGACCTGTTCCTTTTAAACCAGTTAATGATTCAGTTGTATCAAATGATGCTGTAGTATTAGAATTTCCAATAAGAGGTGATGTTGTAGAACCATTTGTTACATTATAATTAGTAATACTATGTTTATGTTTTGGATCATTAATTGTAACAGTGGCAATATGTGTATGATTTGGAATTTCCCCTACACCTAATGTAACTGCAGTTGCTCCCTGTAGTGAACCTGGTCCTATTATAGTGTAGTTAGGATTATTAGGACTAGCTGCAGGATCAACTATAGAATTAAGAGCTCCTCCAAACATTCCTGTTGTAACTCCTACAAGTGTCCATCCTCTTAAATCAGGAACTCCTGGATTAGCACCATTACATAAATACACTTTAGCCCAATAATTTTGTCCTGCTCCTGATACATCAAAACTATCTCCTGAAGCAGGATAATTTGAAAGAGGACCAAAGTAAGCAATTGGAGCATAAGGAACCATTCTAGCACTAGCTGAATTAGTTGAAGGTTGACTATCTAAATAATTAGCAATATATGTATCTATATTTAATGAAGTTACATTAATCAAATTTAATTGTGATACTAAAATGCTAAATGCTGTGTTTAAAGAACAAAGATTATTTATAGTAGCTTGTACAACATCATGTGTACCTGAAGAAGATGTAACTCCTGTTAAACATCCAATTGTATAATCATCATTTAATGTAGCAAGCGTTCCATCAATATCATCTATTTGTTCTTGAAGATCACACACTGTTTTTATAATAGCTGTAAGCACTTCATTCAATGTAAATCCTACACACGTAGTACAAGGAGGAAGATATAATTTTACAATGTCACAGATAATGTTAGCATCTATAATAGGTTTTATTCCTGTACCATTTATTGCTGGAACAAGAAAGTTTGTAATAGCATTTTCAACAGACAATAAACTGTCACCAGTTGAAATACCAAGAGCAGGAACATCTATCCCTGTATATTTTACGCACTGATCTGAGATAGTTTCAGCACATCCATTAAAGCAATTTGTACAAGACATGTTGTTATTATTTTAAATTAATTATAATTTTTAAGAAGTGCTTAATATTATTTCTGTACACTCAACTAATTGAGACCCTCCAATTATATTTGAAATAGGACTTACTATTGGTATAGTTTGTACTAAAGTTACTGTATAAGGTGGTGTTGGTAAGAGAGAATAAGTTAAACCCAGTCCAGTTACTAAATAAATTAAATTACCTTCCTCATATATACCAAATGCTAATGATGCTGGACCTAAAGGAACACTAATTTCAAAAGCTCCTGTATTATAATCATATTGGTATAATCCATTTGGACCACCTATGACATCAGTTAAATTTATTAATATTTTTGGTTGTACAGTATCTGTGATTAATAAATCTCCTGGTGTTACAGCACCTGGTGGAAGTGTTACAATATCAACAGATGTTGCTGGTGAATTTGTAATGTCTAATTCAACAATTACTCCTGGACTTCTACTTATATCAACAGTAACTAATTTATTATTATTTCCAGGTGATTTACCAAGAGCGTTTCCAGTTGTAACAGAACCTGTACTAATAGTTCTATTAAGTGTTTGTGACCAAGGAGATAAAGTTACATTATATTCAACTATACTATTTGCAGTATTGAGCCATAATTTATCATAGGTATGTGCTAAATCTTTTGCAATAGGTCCTCTAAATAATGTAACAACTGTATTAGTTTCTAAAAAATATCTTAGAATATAACCATTAATATCTGCTAAAAGAACATAACTACAAGGAGGAATTGTAGTCGTTGATGTAGTTGTACTACTAGATGATGTTGATGTTGATGTTGATGTACTTGTACTTGTACTAGTAGAAGTGCTTGTACTAGTAGAAGTACTTGTAGAAGTACTAGTGCTTGTAGAAGTACTTGTACTAGTAGATGTAGATGTTGATGTTGATGTAGATGTAGATGTTGATGTGCTTGTGCTTGTAGATGTTGTTGTAATTCCTGTACCAGAAGTACGACAGCTACAATCTTTTATACATCCAGATGTGAACCTTCTCACTTTACTAGCAATCATATTAACAGTGAAATGTCCTGCATAGTTTGGATTACACACCTTGTACTGTAGAATACGTTTATAGTTCAATAAATCAGAAAGTAACTCATGGTTGAAAGATTTGTTTAGCATAAATACAACATTGTTGTATAAGCTAACACTCATCTCTGCAACCTTGCAGTCAATACTGTCAATTAATGAACATATATCTTCGCATTGTGCACAATTAGTTAATCTAGGTGTTAACATATTCTAAAAAATTTTAATGCTTTATTTGCAGCAGCACGACAAGCTGCACATAAGCCATCTTTTAATTGACACCCACATCCAACATTAGCACCACAGTTTCCACAATTTGCCATTTGATTTTTAATTAAAGTTGTTTATATAATTATTACCAGAACATCCACAATTATTTCTTATGAAAGCTGTTAATGCTCTATCTGCTTGATTATATAGTTTATTTGCATTTACTATTGCACAGTTATTAGCTGCTGCAATTGCTCCTTGAATAAAGAAATATATAGATGTTAGTTCTACTTTAGATTGTGTTCTAATTGCACTATCACATTCCATCATATCAAGTGTCATAAATGCTTCATCAAACCTTTCTTGAATTTGATCTGTACGCATTATAGATTTTTCTACGAAGTTTGCGTATGCAGGTGCAATGGAATATCTTAAGTGATATACACCATCAGGAAGAGGTTGACTAGTCCCTGTTGGTGAAATTCCTAAATTTGCTGATGTAAAGATATTAAAATTATCAACATCAAAAGGAATAACTGCAACATTAAATCCAGGAGGAGTTATTTCTATTGTTGGAGATATTACAGAAGGGGGAGTAGTTGGATATGTAGAAGCATCAATAACTCCAAGTGTAAGTACACTATAAGTAGGGATTACTAATATATCTAATTGTAAGTTTGCCATGTTTTTATAATAATTATGCCAGAGGAATATGAGTGATATCCTCTTTCCCCTGGCATAGGTTATTTAATAATTTACTACTTCTTTATCCTTAAGGAATTTGAGTAGAAGTAGTTGTAGTTGTTGATGCAGGAGCACTAGATGTAGTTGTTGTAGTTGTGATACAAGGAATACCTTGATCTACTACAGCACCTAAACCAGCTACTAAGACTGTTTCAATCGCAGAAGTTAAATTACCACCTCCTTGTGGGATAGCAATAATCACTGTAGAGTCTTGTTGAATATAATCACCCCATTGGTACTCAGATCTGTTATACTCATTGAATCTGATATAGAATGTGTTATAAGTTTGACCAGCAGAAACATAAGATTCGAAGTTCTCGTTATAACCATTCATTCTGTATAAATGTTTCAAGTAACCTGCTTGGTAGCTGTAGAAGTTTTTCTCTAATTGGATAATTTCTTCAGAAGTACCAGTAGCATAAGAAGCACGTTGAGTAACAATTGGATTAGCAACAATATTACAAGCATCTGCTACAATAAAGTCAGCAGTTGTAGCTGGACCAGAATATACAAATGTTCTGAAATACATTCTGTCATATTCAAATGGGAACGCTGCAATATCACAAGGTTGACCATATTTAGTTAATGGTTTTCCTGTAATACGTAAGATTGTACCACCTACATTTTCAAATGTATAGAATGTGTTGAAACTAATGTTATCAGGATTGATACCAGGAGCTTGTTGTCTCAATTTAGCAATCAATAAATCGATGATAGTGTTGTCACTTACATCAGCACATGGATTTTCGTCACAACCACAGCATGGAGCTTGGATTGTTACTGAACGAGTGAAACCATTGAAATACAATGTATCAATGTAAGAAGAGTGAGCACGTAAAGTTAACGTGATAGTTTCTCCACATTGTACAGTGAAATTAGTTACATCAGTGATTTGGTTAGCAGCTGTAGGACATCCTGATACTTTGTACCATTCAGTTACATTTGAACTACAACCAGACCCTGAAGGACATCCTTTGATCTTATCAGATCTTTTAGATCCTTGAAGATAAGTGTTGTCTCTACCTTGAGCTATGTAGAAATAAGGAGCAGCAGCAATATTCGCAGAAGTAGCTACTGAATAATCGTTTCTAAAGAAACCAACTTGTCCTGCAGTCAAGTTTTGTGTTGAGCCAGAGCTAGGGAGTGCAGTTTGCCCTACTGGAACCACGAATACCGTGGTTAATGAAAAATCAGCCATTTTATTTATTTATTAAGTTAAAAATTTACTCGTTTGTTTGAATCCTAAATGCTGCATTTTGAACAGCAGATTGATTCTCTGTATACATTGCTAGATTCTGTACTGTTAAATCTAACAATTCATCTTCTAGATATGTTTCTAATTCGCAATCTTGATCAAATGATGGAAGACCATCTAACATTATATATCCTGTTTTGTTTATATATTTAGGATATCTCATGTACATTATCTGTATATTCTTAGGAGTGAACGTCCCATCAGTGTATATAGATATTTTATCAGAAGCAAGAACATTAAATGTTTCTTGGTATTCAAAACTTGGTTTATAATGATCATTGTTTAATATAAACTGAAGATCACCATGTTTAGCAAGATCTCGATTGATCCAAATTCTTCTGTCTTTACATCTTCCTTTATCAGCTAAAATATATGAATCTACATAGAACATATATTTTGGTTCAAGTAAATGAACATTTGCTGACCATTGATTTAAGTTAGTATCTTCTAATGTTAGTGTCAACGGTTGATGATTATAATCTAAGATGAGACTCTGTAAGTCTTCATAACGTTTCTTAAATGAATCTTGACCTAATTGACTAGCAGTACTAATACCATCAATCTTTTGCTTTATCAACTTAATCTGAGCCTCATTTAGAGCTAAGATTTTATCTTCAAGCTGAATCATTTGATGCTCATTAGTTGATAGCTTATTCAATCTTTGATCAATCTTGTATAATAAACTATCTACTGGTATCATATTTTATATTTTTAAAAACTAGCTACTTATACAGCAGCTAGTTTTTTAGTTTTTAATTTTCCTTCTAATACTAATAACTCATCTTGGTTATCATCATCAGCTAAGAATTTTACTAAATCTTCTTCATCTTTAGCTATCTCAAACTCACCTTCATAAACCTTACCATTAGGTTTAACTCTATAAATAGAATGTGTTATAGCTTGTTTTACTAAATCTTTAATATGGAGTAAAGCTTCTTTCATGTCAGCAAATCTATTGAACACTTCAACTGGATTCAATCCTGAATACTTACCATTCTTGAATTCTGTTTGTTTCAATACATTATCTACTAAGTTGTATACTACTTCTTCTTTCGAATCTTCTGATACTGGAAGTCCTAAAAGTCTTGCAACTTTACGTTTCTTCTCAGGAGTCATTGAATCAAACTTAACAATTGCTTTGTTGATCAATTGTTTTTTCTTGTAGACTACAGCATTTTCTATCTCATCATCAACAACATAAAATTGTGTCTCTGCTGGATATTCCCCTCTTTCCCAAGCTTGGTGAGAAGATGCAATGGTAGGATGTACTCTCAACCATGAAAAGGCTATTTCTTGGAAAGCATTTGCTAAATCAAAATAGTTATCACCATCCATCAATTTAACTGCTTGTACGTGAGTTTGATCATCTGGAGATAATGACAATCCATAGTTCCAGAATTTAGAACGTGGTCCAAGATCAATATCACCAATCTCGTTCTCAAGTTTTTTTCTAAGAGCAGTAACTCTTTCAATTTCAAGTTCTTTTTCAGTTGGATCTTGAATTCGTTTGATGTAAGCAGCATCTGGATCAAGTCCTGTTCTATACTTACCATCTAATTCCTTGTAAGGATATTTGAATACTCCTGTTCCAGGAATTCTTGTCATACCTTTTTGTGCTAACCCACTATCCATAGTTTGCAATTGCGAACTATTATACTCACGTTTTATCGTAGAGATTTTGCCTGTCTTACCCATATGTAGTTAATTTAATAATTTGGTTTTATTTAGTAGAGTGGTCCCATCGAAGGGACCTGATCATGGATACTATCCATATCAAACACTCTATACACAGACATGAAGTCTAGTGTTTGAGATCAATCCCCTCTAGGAGGGAGAGGAGGTGAGGGGATTTTTCTCGGATAAATGAGTTACTCTGGTACGCCTACAACTTGATATAAGTAATTATTCTTCTTGGCGTAGTAACTACTTTGTTATTATTAGAATTGTGGGATTTCCTCGATCAACACAGTTCTAGAAAGATCTTCAATAAATACGTCACATCTGTCTTTCATCCAGATTTCGTATCCTGGGAATTTATTAGCTGAACTCATACCTTGAGACTTAGCAAAACCTAAGTGGTGACGAGTACCATCAATATAACCCCATGTCATAGAAGGAGCACCTTTCATACGTACTTCTCTAATGTTGTTTACCATTGAACCATCAGACATTGGAGACACATCAAACACCATAAATACTGGAGTGCTCTTTTTGTTTTGTCCAAACTCTAAGTTAGTTTGTGGTAAATCTAATTCTTTTAAGTGGATCAATTCAACTCTACCAGTCTCACGAGTTACCATTGCATCAAATGCAAAGTTGTAAGTGATATGTTGTCCTTCTCCTTGCATGTATCTGTTTCCAGAATCTGCCATGAACGTAAGACCAGAGTTTAATGCATCTGTTTTCAAAGCTTGTTGGAATACATCGAATCCAGCTTCGTTAGTATACATTTTTACACTTCTGTCTTTTACATCCACTCTTCTGTAGAACAAGTCTCCAAATACTGAACGAATCAAGTTAGCAGAAAACTCACCTCTGTTATATTGAACTAAGTTTCCATTATTTCTCATTCTGTGGTATACACCAGCAGATGTTCTTTTCAATTCTTGTTTAGAACCATTAGTTTTAACTGTACCTGGTTTAGCCCAGATCATACGTTTAACTTTCAATTCTAACATAGATTTACGCATCCAGAACTCAATAAATGGTTCCCATTTAACATCATTACGAGTTAAAGGTAATTGGTTACGTCTTTGTGGAGCATATACTAAAATGTCTAATGGCTTACCAGAAGCATCTCTCATCATTTTGTCATCAGCCCACTCAGTGATTTTGTGCTCATATCCATATGCAGAACCTAATGATTCGAACATAGTGATTTGCTCACCTAATCTAGGAAGACCTAATAAGTCTTGGTCAAACTCACCAATAGCAGCATCAACTAATTCTAGTTCAACACCATGTTGTAAGAATGTAGGGTTTACAAAGTCAACTGTTGGATTATCAGTTACTAATGTAAATGAATACAAGAATCCCATATTCCATGGTTGTGGATCTTTGATCACGTAGAAACGTGGACCATACTGACGTGTACCTACAGATACAATAGCATTTTTAGAAAACTCATTAGTATCTAATACTAAGTTAAATTCTTGACCATCAATACCTGTTTTACCAGAAGATATTAAATCTAATGTAGATTGAGGAACGTCAATAATTTTTGGGAATTTGTAAGGAACTGCTACTTGCCATTTCCATGCATCACTATTATTATCAATGTAATAAGGTGTGCTTTTGTTGATCATGTCCAAGAAGTCATTACTGTACAATGAGCTCTGAGTATATAAAGAGATTATCTTTTTATCATAATCAGCTGGCTCTGTCGAGTGAAAACTCTCTAAGTGATTTGAGTCTGTAAGTTTCCCTACTGCACGTTTGTCCATAGACGCAACACGAGCATAAGTAAAACCTGTTAACCCAGGGATTGTTTGAATTGCCATTTGTTATTCGTTTTTGTTAATTATTAATTATTTTTTGTTATAAAAACCATGAATTGGGTTTAGCTGTTGAACTACTTGTTCCAGATGACTTTGATTTAGTCACTTGTCTTGCAACTTCTCCAAATAACTGATCTGTCTTTTTAGACACACCTGTTCTTTGTATAGTTGATAATGTAGGATCTTTTTCCAACATCTTCATAAGAAGACCTAACTTAACTTTCATTGCATGGTTCTCTGGTCTTTTCATATCCAGAATAGCACGATCAAAGTCTGTTAGTGTTTCTCCTGTTGGAGTTTTCCACTTGTCAACTAATAAGAAGTCTTGTAGTTCTGTTGCTAATTTTGGATTGACAGGAATACCATCAAACTCTTTTGATTTAACTTTTTCATTAAGAATATCTTGTACGTTCTTAATGTATTGATTTCTGATTTGAGCTTTTTGTTGTAACTCAGCTTCAGATTTTTGTTCTAATTGTTGTAACTTGGCTGCTTCTTTTTTAACCAAAACTTTGTGGTTTTTAGTAGCTACACTTTCAAGATCACCATAATTCTGAAGTCTTTCAATTTCTGAATCTATATCTTCAGCATCAAATCCTTGATCTGATAATGCTTGTTTCATTATTGATATCTGGTTACTTTCTTGCGAAAGATCCATTTCAGCAAATCCAACAACATTATTATATGTAGTGAAGTAATCTTTTGGATTAACTCCTTTCACAAATATGGCATCAAAAGCTTCTTGATAATCTTCTCCAAATTGTCCTATAAAGTTTTGTACTATTTCACTAGCACCTTTTTTCTTTTCATTTTCAAATCTTTCTAAGAACTCTTCTGCAGTGGTTACTGGTTCTGGATTATCATCATCATCATTGGTAAATACACCTAGTTTATAAAGATCATTTGCAAGAGCAGTGAATTGTGTACCTTGTGGAGTGTCATCATCATCATCATCAGCATCAGTAGCTTCTGGAGCTTTTGCAGGTTTTGCTGGTGCAGGTGTATCATCGTCCTCATCTTCATCATCACTTAAGAAATCAGCAATCATAGATTGTCCATCTAACTTCTCTTCATCTGTTTTACCATCAACACTCTTAGGAGGAACAATATCCTTACCCTTAGGAACTGCTGGTGCATCTGGTGCAGAAGGAGCATCTGCGTCTTTAATGATAGGTGTAACATCTTCTGGATTTGATGTTGATGTTTCAGGGGAAAACAAGTCATTTAATAGTTCTTGGTTACCCATTCCCATTTCCATAGTACCTTGGATACTAAAGTTATCTAAATTATCAGCCATATGTAGTTGTATTTATGTTTGGTTTTGTTTATGTAAAAGTATAATAAGGGTTTGGAATATCAAAGGGTTATGAATCAATGTGATCCAATTTTCTAGATAATATAGCATTAATGTGTTTTACCCTTACCTGTGGAAGAAGTTTTTTAACTTTTTTTGTTATTTCTTCCCTTAGCATTCTCTTTTGCAACAGCAAGATCGTTTGCCATATTCTCTCTAGCCACCTTGATTTTCTCTTGCTCTATAGCCATTTTATCATTAGCTTGTTTATTTTTAGATGCTATGTCAGCCATTTTAGTTTGGTAGTCTTTATCAGCTTTGGTTTGGTCATGAGTTAATCTACTCATTTCCATTACATCAGGAACAGTGTTGGCATTCTCATCTTCACTTGCAACATTACCAAATCCTGTAGCTTGTATAATTGCAATCTTCTCTTTAGACAATCTATCAAGTTCTTTTTGATAATTATCATTAGCAATTTGCTCTTCATGTTGTTGAATAGCAAATTGTTGTTGAGCTTGAGCTTGTTCTTGTTGAGCTTGTTGCTGTTGTTGAGCAAGTTGTTGTTGCTGTTCTTGCATAGCAATTTGTCTGTCTCTAAGATCTTTGAATGTTTTCTTAAGCTCTCTTTGTGATTTAGAACTATACAGTTCCACTACATCATAAAGTGTGCCACCATTCTGAATAATAGCTTGAGAAAGTTGTCTAAGCTCATTAAACATTTGTGTGTCTTCTGGTCTATTGGTTAAGAACACTTTTAAGTCACGAAATTTAAGATCTGTTCCATTCACCTGTACAAATGCAGATAGTCCCTCAGAAGTGATATATGAAAGTGTACTCTGAGGTTTTGATGATTCTACATACAATGCAGCATCAATAATAGCTTGGTACAATTGTCCCATAACATATTCATGAGCTACAAACAATGGTTCTGTTTGAGAATAACTTTGCTGCATAGCAGTGTTAGTACCTGTTGCACTCTCACTAGCTGATACAGATCCCATACGTTGTTTAGACATGCCAACAAGTTCCCAACATTCCATCTTCATTTGTTGAGCTAACGTGTATCTAGCTC